GCCCGCGCCGTAGGCCGCAATGGCGACAAGCGCGTAGACGAACATGCGCCAGACCATACCGAGCACGCCGCGGCCGACGTTCAGTTGAAACTGCCGCATGAATGTCTGCTCGATCTGCGTGGCGATCGCCGAAACGTCGGCGTCGGTGAGAGTGCGCTTATCGTCCATTTTTTTCCTCTTTGACAGAATCCCCGATGCGTGGTGAAACATCGTGCGCGACGGCTTGGCGCCCCGTTTGTGCCAACGCGACCGCACGATTCAAAATGTCCTGCCGCTCGATGATCTCGTTGCGCGCAGACTCGGTTGCTGCCTGCACCCCGATGATGTTTCGCGACGCCTCGACGAGCAGGATCGGCAGGTATGCGACCGCGCAATCGAAGCGATCGATCGGACCACCCGTCTGCGGGTCCTTGCCGAGCAAGTGCGTCCAGAATTTGCAATCAGCTTCGATGCAGGGCTTGCGAAGCAGCGGGCAGACTTCCTTCTTGTTGTTCGAAAACATGGCTGTACTCACGATTTCTGCGCGACAACGCACGCGATGTAGTTCCAGGAGGTGTTGTTGCTGTGGCTGTGCGAGCCCCCGCCACCGGTTCCGTTGTCGCTCGTGAAGGTAGAGGACCCGCTCGGCGCTGCGTTCTCATATAGGCCGCGGCTACCCGAAGGGTTCGGAGTGACGCCGGTAAGCGTCGCGCCGTGGGTGTGCTGCGGCATTTCGCCGACCGTAAGCGTGTGCGCGGCAGGTGACCACCCACCGGAAAGAAAGGTCGAATACGCGGTCCCGCTGACGATCACACCGCCGGATGACGTGATCCGCAAACCGTGATCGATGACCGTGGCGTCGGTCATCCAGCCCGCCGGCGCGGACGCGTTGTTGAACAGCTTGCGGGTCCCGCTCGGTGCGGCCAGTGTTCCAAGCGGGTTTGCATTCGCGTTCACACCGTTCACGATGGCGTTCATGTTCGCCGTGACCTGCGACGCGTCGCCCGTCGTGCCGTCCTGGAGGTTGTAGGGAAGCGATCCAATGATCGGCATGGCTTCCTCCTACGACTTTTGCGCGACAACGCACGCGATGTAGTTCCACGTCGTACCGTTCGCGTGCGTGTGCGCAGCACCGCCGCCCGTCCCGCCGTCCGTCGTCACAGGCACCGACCCGAGAATGCCACCTACGGCTAGGCCCGTGGTTGAGCCGCTACTTGTGATCGTCGTGATCGTGAGGTTGTGCGTGTGCGCGGGAATTTCCGCGGCAGTCAGCGCGTGCCCGGACGTGCTCCAATTGCCGCCCAGGAACGACGAATACGCTGTCGCGGAGCTGGTCTTTCCGCCGCCGCTCGCCGCCGCGACCTGCAAACCGTGGTCGGTGACCGACGTATCGATGACCCACCCGGTGGGTGCGGCGGCTTGGTGAAACACGGTGCGCGTGCCGCTCGGCGCGGTGAGCGTGCCCACGGGGGCGGCGTTGGCGTTGATCTGGTTGACCAGAAAATTGAAATCCGCCATTACCTGTGTAGCGTCGGCCGTTGTGCCGTTCGTGAGTGTCGAGGGCAACGCCCCGATGATCGCCATGTGTCACCCCTGATTGATGTAGCCCGTGTCCTGGTAGCGCGCGTAGAACGTGCCGATCTGGAACGGGTTGGACGACTGAACGACCACATCGAGCGCGATCTTCGCGAACACGAGCGGTGCTGGCCACGCCATCGGATACGTGGCCGGCACCGAGGCGTTAGCCGACCAGTTCGCAGAGCCCCACGTGAAGCTGCCCCAAACAGCACCGCCGGGCGTGAGCTGCTGCGCGTACGTGCCGAGCGTCACGTTCTGCTCATTGAGCGCGGTGATATTGAACGTCGTGTTGCCCCCACTCGCGCCGAGCTCGATGCTCGACTCGACTACCTGCAGCTGCGTCATCCGGTTGTTCTTCGGAAACGTCGACGAGCGCATATGGCACGTGAAGCCGCTACCCGAGTCGTTGTAGGCGGTATTCGGCGTCGGTGTCGACGTGCTGAGAAAGAGCCGCGCGCCGGTCGCCGGGCCCGACAGGATGAACGCAGAGCCGTATTGCGCGGCGCAGTCGTACGTGAATGTGTGCGGCCCGTTCCAGCGCCGACGGCGGAAATCAAACCAATAGTCGTTCGTCTGCGCCTGCCCGGCGATCACTGTCGGAATGCAGACGCGATAGACCGTGCCGGCGAAAGCCGCCGCACCGCGCGTGGGCTGCGTGATGTTCTGGAACGGCACCTGAATATCGGCCGTGGGTCGGCCATCGTTCACGACCTGTTGTATGGCGCCGAGCGTGTTGATCAGATACGGCGCGTCGGGCCCGATGAAGAACGTACCTTGCGGTGCTTGTGATACCGAGCGCGGTACGCTCGTGCCGTTCGTGAGCGAAATATAGTTGACCGCCAGCGTGTTGACGGCAACGTCGCCGGTGACCTGCCATATCTGCGTTGCCTTGAAGGCAACCAGGGCCGCAATGACACCGCCGGACGTCGTCTGCACGGGCAGACCGGCGAAGGCAGTAATCGCCGTCACATCACCGAGCGTGACCGATTGCGACGCGTTCGTGCGCGTCGTCGGCGCAAGCACGTCGCTGTAGTAGGCGACGTTGCCGATCGCAAACCAGGCGCGGTTATTGAAGTTCGCAACGGCGGTCGGCACGCTCGGCAACGCGTTCGTTGCGAGGTTCGACGAGCTCCAGGCCGGCGCGGCCGGGTTGCTGATATCGATCACGCCGAAGAAATTCGAACCGCTACCGCTGAACCCTGGATGCGTCACGAGCACTTTTGTGCTGACGACGGTCATCGTCGGAGGGGTCCAAGCGCCACTCGTTGACGGCGACGTAGGCACGTTTCCAGCGGTCACACCCGAGACCGTAATGAACGTGTTCGTGAGTAGGTTGAACGCGAACGGCTCATCAAAGCCCGGGTTTCGCGCCGTCGACACCATGCCGTAGACGATCGTGCCCACGACGATGTAGACCGAGACGTACGTAGGCGATGTGAAGCCGCTGAAATTCGTGAGCGCGGCGCCAACGCCGGGTCGCGGCACCACAAGCTCGGGGTTGCCCTGATCGAAAACGAGATTCGTGAGCGCAGTGCAGGCGCCAGGAAAGGCGTCCGTTGCGTCGAACGCATCGCACAGGCCCTTCGGCGTGAACCTGACCGGGTAGCTCTTCGTAATGCCCATAGAGCGCCCCGTTAGTCGGTGATCTTTGTGGGCTTCAGAACGCGGTTCGTGTGGAAGCGCCGCGGGTCGAGCCGCACGGACTTCACGACCTTCTGCTCGTCGCCGTCGGCGTTGATCAGGTACGGTGCGAGCATCGCCTCGGCTTCGGCAAGGAAGCGATCGAGACGATCGTCGTCCGTGATGCGCATCAAGCGCGCCGCGGTGGCGTGAACGAGGTAGTCCGTGTGGTCGAACCATGGGACCGTCGTCGACGTCTCTGGCGCTACGATATCCGGTTGGCGCACCATGTAGCGGTGCGTGAGAGTGATCTGCCCCGACGACTGCGGGTAGATATAAAGGAGACCCAAGCCACCAGACGCGACAGGAGAAAGATCGGTTGCGAACTCGTACGGATAGTTCGCGATGGATGGGTCTTTAAACTCCTGGTCGTATTCCTCCATCGAAATCGGATGCAGGAAGTACGGCAAATTGTTCTGCGAGAAGAACAGGTCGTACGTGCGAGCGTAGTTCGATTCGAGGTTGAACGGGCCGTTGCTGTTGGCCTGCACCACGATTTGCGACGTAACCCGATTGACTTTCAAATCACGAATCAGCCACAGGTCCTGCAAAACGAGGTTGAGCGACTGACCGCCTTGCGACGTGAAGCCGGGGCACTTCGCAATCTGAAGTGCGTAGCTGACGATCTGCGAGGCGGTCAGCGGCATATCAAGCCGCCTTGTCTTCGGTGGGGGCCGACACGCCGAGCTTGGCGTGCGCCTTGGCGATTTCCTCGCGAAGCTGTTTGAGCTGAACCGGGTAGTTCTTGAGGTTCTGCTCTTGCTGGCTCGGCAGGCTCTTGCGCTTCTTCTGCTCGAGCAGCTCCAGATAGGCATGTTGGATCTGCTCTTCGGTGCGCACGAGCATCGCGAGCTTTTCCTCGAGCACCGGGCGCTCGAGGATATCCTGTTGCCGGCGCAGCGCGTCGCGGCACAGGTCCATGCGCGTGTTGACCGATTCCTCGGCCTCGCCTGCGTAGAGATACCCCTGGATTTGCAGCTGTGCGCCGTTCGGGGCCGGCATGGTCATCGTGAACGTGCCCGTGATGGGCGCCGCCCCAGTGTCGATCGTGTGCTTGTCGCTCATCACCGACGACCTCCTTTGCCCGAGAGCCGCGGCTCCATCTCGCGACGATAGACGTTCTCGTTGTTGCCCGAAATGTTGCGCTCGTGATCCCACGTGCGCGCGACGATCTCTTTGACCGTGCGCAGCGTAGCGGTGTCGAACGTGTACACCTCGCCGTGGTAATAGGGGATGCCGTTGAGGCGAATCTCGACGCCGCCCGACGGCGATAGGTCGATCTTGTACCGCCACATGTCCGCGCCGTCGTCCCGTTTGCCGGCGAATACTTCGGTCACGGCCGGGTTGAACAGCAGCGCGCTCTGTGCGCCGGCTTGCGCTTCGGCGAGTGCGTCCTGCGCTTTCTGCTCCGCGGTCTTCGAATCGGCCAGCTCCTTTTCGAGCTCGGCGATGCGCTTGAGCATGTCGGTTTGCGACATGCTCGCGGGCTGTGCGGCAGGAGCTTCGCCGAGCAACTCGGCTTCGGCGCTTTGGGTATCGTCCGGCCGCTCTTGGGCGGCCTTCTGCTCACGAGGTGGCATTGCTTTCTCCTTGGGTTACCGGGCTATCAGCCCGTTGTCGACGTGCCTGCCTGATACCCGGCCGCGAACGCGCTCGACGACTCGACGCGCGCAAGGAACGACTGGTTCAGGATGATCGAGCCGTAGAACACCTTCCACGAGACGACGCGCGTTTGATTCAGCGGATCGCTCTTGTCGGCGCCGGTCAGGTAGTGGAACTCGGGGTTTTCGAGCAGCACTTGGCCGTAGCTGTGGTTCCCGATGAAGATCGTCGGGAACACGGTGACGCCGGTAGCCGGCGCGGCCGGGGGCGTTTGCGCAACCCCTACACCCGTGATCGTCACCGTTTGGTTCGGTGCGAGCTGCGTGGCTTGACCTGCGAGCGGGCCCGTCGAAGGACCCGATGCGCTCAGGCCGAGGTTCGCCGGATTCGCCGTCGTGCCGATGTAGACGTTGAAGACGTATCCGACGAGCTGCGGCAACGTCACCTGGATCGAACCGGTCGGGCCTGTGACCGAAATCGAGTTCGAGACCTGATAGATCTGCTGCTCGACCGACGTCTGCGCGGGCGATGCCGTCACCTGAACGTAGTAGGTGCCGGTCGCGAGCGTGCCGCCCGAAGCCGATGCCGTGCCTTGGATTGCGGCAACGCCCGTCCAGTACGGCATCATGTTCGTTTCGACGAAGCGCGCGCCGTTGAACGGGCCGAGCTCGTTGTTGTACAGGCGATTCACGTCGCTGTACGCCCACGCTTGCTGAACCGAGCTGTTTTCGCGCATGTCCTGCGCGGCGAGCGGGTGGATCAGGGCTACATAGTGCTGCATGACCGCCGGCGACTTCGACGGATCGCGATACGCGCCCGCCTCGATCATCATGTCTTCGCGCTCGTCGCCGTTAAAGCGCGGCACACCGAACGTCAACATCGAGCCGACAATGCGGTTCACCTCGTGCGGGCTCATGACGTTGGTACCGACGAGCGCAGCGCGGTTCGCGGCGCCGCCGGCGAAGTTCACCTGCGTGGCCGAGAGCAGCGTATTCAGCGTATTGCGCTCTAGCGTTTCCGGCATTTGCAGGCCGACCAGTTCGCACGCTTGTTGGAACAGCGGGTGCTTGATCGTCAGGTTCGCCACGTCGGTGATGATGACGCGGTCGCCCCATTGCTGCGCGGTCGCCGTGACTTGCTGCAACGTCATGGCCTCGCCCGGGGGCGCAACGCCTTCTTGCAGCGGCGCGAAAGGCAGCGGCAAGCGTACGTAGCGCGACGCGGTGTAAGTCGTGCCGCGATTCGTGTCGAGCTTCAGGGGCTTGCCGAACTGGTACGCGACAAGCTGCCGGCGCGAGAGCGGTTCGACTTCTTCCTGAATGTAGGCCTCGACGTCGGCCGTGAAGCTCGTCGACTGGTTCGTCACGCCCGGGACAGCGTAGCGCGCTACGCTTCCCAGGATGCACCCCAAGAACAGGGCGAACAGGTTGCGGATTTTCATATCCCCCTCCCTGGGGTTTCGTTGTCAGATATTGATGTTGGCGAGCCGATCGGCGCGCTTTTGATGCTCGGACTTCGGAGTGCCACGCCCACCCACATCGGCGCGCGCATTCGGTGTGCGGCCGCGCGGCAGATCTGCGGGCGGCGCCGAGCGCGGCTTGGACTTGAGCTTGCCCTCGGCGACGTCCTTGCCGAGCATGGTGTAGTACAGAAGCTCGCGCGGCACGTTCTGGCCTTTCGAGCGCATTTCGGCGAGCTTTTCCTCGACGCGATCGGCGTACTTCGCGCGCCGCGGATCGCTCGAAAACTTCGCCTGGAACGTGGCACGGTCGTTCACGTCCTGCGCCTGGAAGAGCGCTTGTTGCGCAGCGCGGTTGTTATCGCGCAGCGTGCGGTTCGCCTGGATCTGCCAACGCTCCATATCGGTGACGTCGGAAGCGCGCAGCCGCTCTTCCTCGCGTTGCCATTCCGGATCGACCGTCGGGGCCTGCGGCGTGGGTGGCGCGCGGCGCGCAGCGGCTAGTTCCGCTTCCAGGCGCGTGATGCGCTCGCTCGTGTCGTCGACGCGAGGTGCGCGGCGCGCATTTACGGGCGGGGTTCCTGCATCGTCGTCGAGATCGTCGACGCCGCCCAAATCGTCATCATCGCCGCCAGGGTCGATATCA